GGCTCTGGGCGCAACTGCTTCGCAAGCTGCTGCGATTGATGTTACGGCGGTTGTGACCGACATTGCTGCTCAGGCTGCACCAGTCGGCCTGATCGGCTCTGCCGTGCTGTTGATCTACCTGGCCGTGAAAGCGTTCAAGTGGGTCCGCGCTGCTCTGGCCTGATCGATTGATTCTGCTGTTGCTCGGAGACGTCCGGGCACCAGTGGTATCAAAGGGACGGCTCCAAATGGGTATCTTCGTAATCATCGCAATCCTAGGCGCGGCATGGCTCATATTCACCGCTTAGTTTTCTGTCTCGCGTTGACGTTCTTGTCATGGCTGCCGACTACTGCTCAGGCTGAGACCATCCCCGCAACGTCAGTCACAAACCCCACGGTGTTGATGTGGCCCATGTCCTTTGGCTCCGGGCCTGATGCTGGCAAAACTCGGATTTACTCCAGTGCTGTACTTGCCTGCCAAGCTGGCCTTGTGAACTATGGGGCATCAATGTCAAGTTACGTTCGCACTGATGTAACGGGCATTACGGCTAACTGCATCTATGGGCCTCCGGGTCTACCTAATACTGGCTCTTGGGGGTCAATTCAGGCGGCTAATGCTTGTGTGACCTCTGGTGCGCTATCAACGGCCTCCTGTGTCACGTTTAGCTGCCCTGCAGGTCAAAACTGGACCTTATCAGGCAACCAATGCACCCGGCCTGATTGCGTAGCACCTGCCACCCGTGATGCCGCCACGGGTCAATGCAAGGGGCCATGTGAAGCCGGTACGCCTGTTACGTCCACCTCTGATAGCGGCTGGGGTCCGTCTGGTGATCTTGTCACGGGGTATTCATACGACAATTCCGAGCGCAGCAAGCCAGGTTGTGTCAACCGTCAAGGCGTTGGCTGTACTGTCGCATGGGGTGAGCGTACGGCTAACCCGCGTGAGCAACAGGGGGCGAACGGTAATAGCTTCTGGACCGTGTATCTCAATGGGGTGACAACCGGTGCAATGTGCGCTGTTGTCGCGCCTTCCGGTCAACCTCCTGAACCGGCCTGTGCGGGTCAGAGTGGCATGGTCAATGGCACGTATGTTTGCCTGCCACGTGAGACACCTGCAGAGCGTGACAGGCGTGCTGCAGAGGCCGCTAGACAAGCTGCCGCCGCTGCCCGTGCAGCCGCTGCCGCTGCTGGCCGTACCGCTGCGCAAGCTGATGCCGCCGCCCGTGCTGCCGGTGATGCTGCTGCGCAAGCAACTCGCAATGGTTCCTCTGGTGCTTCCGCTGCCGCTGCCGGGGCTGCTGCTGGTGCCGCCGCTGCTACGGCCTTGGCTGGTGGGGCCAGTCCCTCCACCTCAATGCAACAGGGAACCGCTGCAGGTTCAGGTCAAGCCGCTGCGGACCGTGCGTTGACGATGGCCACTGCTTCAGGTGCGTCTCAAGCCGTGCGTGATCGTGCGGTGGCTGCTGCCAGGACTGCCGCTGAAATAGCCGCTGCCGGTGTAATCGCTAATGGTGGTACTGCTGCTCAAGCTGCCGCCGCCGCCGCTGCCGCTGGTCAAACCGCTACGGCTACCGTTCTTATTGGCTCGACCAATGAACAGGCCGCAGAGGCTGGTGCTAATGCTGGCGCTGGTGAGGCCGCTGCAGGTAATAACGGTACGGGTGGCACTGGCTCACCTACTCCCGGCGCACCCGGTGACCCTGCTCCACCTACTGAGCCTACTGAGTCAATCAGTGATTTCTGCACCAAAAACCCGCAAGCCAAGATGTGCAAAAACGAGTTTGATAGCACTTTTGCCGGTTCTTGCGCGGCTGCTCCTATCTGTACGGGTGACGCTGTCATGTGTGCGATTGCTGCAGCGACACACAAGCAGGAATGCAATTGGCGTCCCGGTGCGTCTACTGAGAGTGCGGCTTACGACGCGGCCAAAGTGAGAACAGGCGACCAGACCGGCACGTTGGCCGGCAATACCTCGGTTTCAATTTCGTCTGCATCGTTTGATCAAACTGAATTGCTCGGCGGTGCTGGTGGCATCGCTGATCGCACTATCACCGTGATGGATTCGTCTATTGCGCTTCCATTCTCTACCGTCAATATCTGGCTGCAGCGACTCGGTTACATCCTGCAGGCCGTGACGTTCCTGCTCTGCATTCGTATCGTTACAAGGGGTTAACTATGTGGTGGGCTGCTCTACTCGGTGGGCTGATAAACATTGCTGGCACGCTTGCCGGTCAAGTGTTGATCGCCCTTGGAATTGGTGTCATTACGTACACGGGTGTTGATACTTCTATCGCGTGGCTAAAGGCCGGTTTTGTTAGTTCGGTAAGCGGTCTACCTGCAGAGGCTGTCGGCATGCTGGCGCTCATGAAAGTAGGCTCTTGTGTCAGCATGGTGATAAGCGCCATCCTCGTGAAAATGACGCTTTCAGGGTTGACCAGTGGCACCATGAAAAGCTGGGTCAAAAAATGATCTACCTGCGCACGGGTGCAAACGGCACCGGCAAAACCCTGCTCACTCTGCGCGATGTGCGCGAAAAAAGCCTCAAGGAATCACGCCCCGTTTACTACAACGGGCGCTTTGAGCTAACGGCTGATTTTGGCTGGACGAAGATCGACATAAAGGATTGGGAATCCGTGCCAGATGGCGCGATTTTCATAGTGGACGAATGCCACAACGACTTCCCGGTGCGTACGGCTAAAGAGACTGTCCCGGAATACGTCAAGGCCTTGGCTGAGCATCGGCGTCGCGGGTTTGATTTCTACATGATCACCCAGCACCCAATGAATATTGACCCCTTCGTGCGTCGTTTGATTGGGTCACCTGGCTGGCATCAGCATCTCAAGCGTGTGAGCGGTGCGCCGCTTGTCTCCGTGTTGGAGTGGCCTGCTGTCAACGACCAGCCACAGAAAAATGGATCTGGTACCTCTGCCGCCGTTCAGATGGTCACTTACCCCAAAGAGGTTTACAACTGGTACGCCTCGACTTCCTTGGACACGGCAAAAATCAAGATACCCAAACAGGTAAAGTTCTTGGCCGTCGCTGTGGTTCTTATTCCGGTCCTGTTGTATTACGCTTGGACTACTTTCCAAGCGCGTCAACCGTTCAAAAATGTTACGCCTGCGGCCGTAGCAACTGCCCCCGCTGCCGTACCTCTTGTATCTGGGCAGACTGGCCCATCAGGTCAGCCAGTCCAAACACCTGCGGACTACCTGGCATCGTTTCAGCCACGGATACCCGGCCTCACGCATACGGCTCCGCGCTATGACGAGGCAACCAAGCCTACAACGGCTCCATTCCCTGCCGCCTGTGTCTCCATGGGCAAGCGCTGTGATTGCTACACCCAGCAAGGCACCAAGCTGCAAACCCCTGCCGACCTTTGCAAACAGATCGTTGCAGGCGGGTTTTTTCAAGACTGGGGGTCAACCCCTGCACAGGTGCAACCGCAAGCGCCTAGCCCGGTTCCCGCAAGCCAAAAGCTATCCGGGGGCAATCCGGGCATAGACCCTGCCGTTGTGCTTGCGTCTGCAGCGCCTGCCGTAGTTGACCCAGCTAGAGACTCTGAAGCACTTCAGTACATGCGAATTGGTAAGCGTCTTGTGCAATCCAACTGAAAAACAACGGGGGACCCCCTTAAGGACCGACTAGGTCCGGGCAGTTTGGGGGTGGGGGTATGGGGCAACGGCCCCATGTAGCGAAGCGGTACTTTAGGCGTAAAAAAACCCCTTTCGGGGCTGCTAGACTGCGTACGCCAGCCGCTGTCTTTTACTTAACACTACTATACATCGTATAAAGTAGACACTACCAAAGCTCAGGCTGGCTAGGACCAGCACGACGGAAAGCAGGCCCTCTCCAGTCTGATGCAATAACTTTCCCAATACCTTCGAAAGTTGCTCCCCTCGAAGCGTTCCGGCTGTCGTTTCTAGAGTTGCACGAACTAACTCTTGAATTGCGTCTTCTCTCGCAAAACCCGCTAATCGTGCCCTGTCTGGGGGTGTGCAGCTTCGTCTTTCCGCTTTCCAGTCGCTGATAACTGTTTGCGGTAGACCCATCATTTTTGCCAGCTTGTATTCGCTTCCAACGTTGGCGGCGGCTTTTTCAATCAATACGGTTAGGTTTGACATAGTTCACAAACTTGTGTATGGTTCGCCTACTACACAGGTTTGTGTAGTACCCCGTTAGGGTACTTAACTTTATCAGGAACCAACCAAATGATCAAAATCGCCATCACTTCCCCCGACATTCGCGAAATGAAGGGCGTCGGCAAAGTCTCCGGCAAGCCTTATCACATGCGCATCCAAACCGCGCACGCCTTCACCGTCGACCCTGCCACCGGTGCCGTTGCTGAGTTCCCGGACAAATTCGAAATTGCCCTCGATGCCGATCAACCCGCATACGCCCGTGGCAACTACACCCTTTCCCCCTCTGCTGTGTTCGTAGGCCGCGACGGTCGCATGGAAGTGCGTCCTCGGTTGGTTCCAGTCGCTGCCAAATCTGCGGCTTGAGGGGGAATCCTCTCATGATGCAGGCAGACCAAATAGATGAAATTCGGCGCATCGTCAGGCTTGAGGCCCTACGTGCCGCCGTGTTTTCCGTCGCGTCGGAATCACTGGATGAATACTTGCCCCGGCTGGTGGTGGCTATTGCGCTTGACGGCGAAACCCTTGATGCGTCCATTCAGTACTTGGATGCGGCGGGGCATGTGATTTCAGGTGGCTCTCTGTGAGCAAATTTACCGTCACGCTTCCAGAGGCCGGTTTAGTTGGTCGGCCTTGGCTGCGCCCTATTCTTGAATTCAAGCACCATGACACATTCGCGGCCTACCTCCGCGCATGGTCGCATGCCGGTTACGCCATCACATGGCCGACGGGCTTGGATGCTGTCATTGGTGAGCGTATATGAGCACGGCTGCGGCGACTTTCGAGCGGCAAGCGCAGCGCGCCGAAAGCGGCGCAGCCGCGGGGCTTGTCCCATCTAAAACAAGTCGGAACGGACTTGTTATTTCCTTCGGTCCCTCGGTTGTTGCGGAACGCCGAATTAAACGGTTAAAAAAATCTGTGTGGGCCTCCGGCCACTTACACGGCATAGGTCAGGATGGATTCAGGGCATCAAAACCTTGGTTTGTAACCCTGACCTATGCCCATGACGATCAATGGCGTCCTGATCATATGTCGTTGGCTATTGATGGCTTTCGCAACTGGTGCCGCTCTAAGGGTGTCCCTTGCCGGTATACGTGGGTTGCGGAGTTAACTCCGAGCCGTGGCCGTGTTCACTATCACCTGCTTGCATGGCTACCGGTTGGAATGAACATGCCTCATTGGGACAAAGCCACACGTAAGCATGGCGGCGTGCGTCCTGCGTTCTGGCCCCACGGCATGACACAAACCGAGATCGCAAAAAGCGGCGTCGGCTACCTCATGAAATACCTTTCCAAGCTCGGAGAGCTAACCCGTTTTCCCAAGGGATTGCGCCTGTATGGCATCGGCGGGTTAACCGCTCAAGGCCGTTCTGTCCGTTCGTGGCTTAACTTGCCCGAGTGGGTCAAAACCATGTATGGCGTTGGTGACGTGGTGCGGAAAAAAGTCGGTTTGATCGTTCGTGAAACCGGCGAATTGTTGGAACCGGCCTACTCCTGCACGTTGATACCTTCCGGCCTCGTAGTGCGTCCCCTCCGGGCTATTCCTGAGCGCTTTCACCATGGCGCTTATTCAACTGTGAGCTTCGTCTGATGGCACCGATCTTCGACCTTTACGACCTCACTGCGATTGAATCGGTGTACCTCGCATACGTCCTGATCGTGTGTGCCTTCGTCGCTGCAATCTTCACCGGGGAGTCTGAGTAATGGCCGACCCCGTGACAGTTATCTGCAACGTTTCCCCATGCACCGTGGTGCATCAAATCGACTTACCCCCGTTTCAGCTAGACACGGCTGATGGGGCATTAATCGCGGGCGCCGTCCTCGCGGTATGGGCTGTCGGATATGGCTTTCGAATGCTTATCCGAGCCCTTTCTATTGACGGTAAACCAACCTCTGAAAGTGAATGAAATGAAGAATGTTCCATACGCAAAAAACGCGTTTCTCTTGGCCTTGGCTCTGGGCGCAACTGCTTCGCAAGCTGCTGCGATTGATGTTACGGCGGTTGTGACCGACATTGCTGCTCAGGCTGCACCAGTCGGCCTGATCGGCTCTGCCGTGCTGTTGATCTACCTG